AAAAGACCAAACGGTAAAGTTATTGAAAGACCACAACATATGTACATGAGAGTTGCGTTATGGGTTACTTCAAACATAACCGATGCGTTTGAATACTACAGATCATTATCAGAGCAATTAATCTCAAAGGCGACACCAATTATGATTAATTCAGGTACTAAAGTTCCTCAATTGGCATCTTGTGTACTTCATTATAATGATGCGGACTCAAGAAAAGGTTTATTAGATACTTTAACAGATATTTCTACATTCTCATCAGACGCTGCGGGTATTGGACTTTCTATGTCTAACATCCGTAGTAAAGAAAGTAGAATTTCTAGTTCAGGTGGATATGCTGGTGGTTTATTAAAATACCTCAAAATTGTAAATGAGTCACTTAGATTCTTTAATCAACAAGGTCGTAGACCAGGTTCAGCAGCTATCTATCTTGAGCCTTGGCACAAAGATATCTTTGATTTGTTAGATATTAAAAAGAATACAGGTGCTGAAGAATTGAGAGCTCGTGATTTATTTACGGCACTTTGGATTCCTGATAACTTCATGAGAGCTGTCAGAGAAAATGCTGATTGGTATTTGTTTTGTCCTAATGATATTACGAAAGCAGGACTAAAACCATTACAAGAATGTTATGGTGAAGAATACGAAGAAGTTTATAACAAAGCGGTGTCTATGGGTCTTGGTAAGAAAGTTAAGGCTCAAGACATTTGGACTAAAGTTATTGAATCTCAGGTTGAAACTGGTGTTCCTTACTTGTGTTCTAAAGACAACGCGAATAGGAAAACTAATCACCAAAACATCGGTGTGATCAAACAATCAAACCTTTGTAACGAAATTTATCAATACACTGACGAGGAGACAACCGCAATTTGTACGTTATCTTCTATGGTATTAAAAAACTTTATTAAGTCAGGTAAATTTGATTTTGAACTTTTATTTAACGAAGTTAGAAAAGTTGTAAGATCACTTAATAAAGTCGTCGATATTAACAATTACTCAACTGAAAAGGGTAGAAAAGGTGGATTAGAACAAAGAGCAATTGCGATTGGAACACAAGGTTTAGCCGATGTATTCTATTTGATGGATTATATTTTTACTTCTGAAGAGGCTAAAAAATTGAATAGAGATATCTTTGAAACTATCTATTACGCGGCAATCTACGAAAGTAATCAGTTGTGTATGAACGGTAATTACAAACCTTACGAGTTCTTCAAAGGGTCACCAATGTCTCAAGGAGTATTCCAATACGATATGTGGAATGTTGATGAAACACAACTATCAGGAATGTGGGATTGGAGTAAGTTAAAAGAAACTGTTAAAACTCACGGTGTTTGTAATTCATTGTTTACGGCTCAAATGCCTGTAGCATCTTCAGCAAAGATCACAGGATCTTATGAAATGACAGAACCCGCACACTCAGCAATATTTAACAGACGAGTTGTAGGTGGTGAGATCATGATTGTGAACAAATATCTAATCGCCGACTTTGAAAAAATAGGTATATGGTCTGAAGATTTGAAGAATGAAATTATTATGAACGAAGGGTCAATTCAGAATATTAATTTCAATAACTACTTAGATCCTGAAGATAAGAACTATAATAAAAAAGTTAAACGAATTGAACATTTGATCCCAAAATACAAAACAATTTGGGAGATATCACAAAAACAACTTATTGATATGGCGGCAGACAGAGCACCATTTATTGATCAATCACAATCAATGAATATCTATATGTCTAACCCAACATTATCAAAGATTTCATCATCACACTTTCACTCTTGGGAAAGTGGATTGAAAACACTTTGTTATTATGTAAGAACTAAAGCTATTTCAACAGGAGCAAAACATTTGGCAATGGACATCTCAAAAAAACAGAAACCAAAAGTAACACCTGAACCACCAAAAGTTGAATATAGTAATCTAAATTTACCACCAAAACCTGAGAATTCAGATTTTGAATGTTTTGGATGTTCATCTTAATCACGACAATGTGTTGCGATTATTATAATAGATTGATATAAGAAAAATAATAAATCACGATTTCGGTCGTGATTTTTTTTTCTATATGAGATATTTATAGTAAAATAATTATTATGAATAGAAGCTTTAGTAAAAAAAGACACATTCAAGAAGCTAACGAAAAATTAGAAAAAAGAATGTTAACTGAAAAAAGTTGGTTTGATAAAATAATTCACTCATTTTCTGGTGGTGATAAAAAAGAAGACTTGCCGTTTGATGGTGGTGGTGAAAAATACAACGAAATTGGACAAAAATTATTGGATTTTGAAAAAAATGACCCGTACACTGACGTAACTTATGAATCTATGGAAAACAATCCTCTCGGAATAAGAAAATACGTAATCAAAAAAGTAGATAATTGTTCTGAAAATAAAGTTTCTTATGATCCGCCAACTAAAATGGTGATTGTAAGTTATTGTAATTATGATGGTGAAAAGTTTGTTGAGGATATCGAGGAAAAAGGTGATAAAATGTGGGATGATATACAAAAACAAGCCGAAGAAAAAGTGATGATAAGTAAAAAGAGATATTAAAACAATCGACATTAAACGAATATTCTGAACCCTCCCCAAAAAGGAGGGTTTTTTATTTGATCTAATTTTTACTTAAAAAAAACCTAACTTATATTTATATGTGATATGGCAAATGGTATTACATATGGTATTTCTTTTCCTTTTGTGGATTCGTTCACGGGTAGATACTTAGATGTTACAAATTCTACTGAAGGTGAGATTAGATCAAACTTAGTTCACTTACTTTTGACTAGAAAGGGATCAAGATATTTCCTACCTGATTTTGGTACGCGTCTTTATGAGTATATTTTTGAACCTTTAGACGGACCAACATTCTCGGACATTGAATCTGAAATTAGAGATACGATAGGTAATTATATGCCAAATCTACAAGTGACTAATATTACTGTTGAACCAGCATCTGCGGGATTAGAAGATAAAGGATATACGGTAAATATGGATGGTGAACGAGAATTTAGGGTTACCAACATTTCTCAATTAGAACACACGGCAAGAATTAAAATAGATTATAGAATAACAGATTCTGCTTTTGAATCTAGTGATTTTATTATTATCAATATTTAATAGTATATGGCAGAAAAGAATATATCTTATACAGTCCGAGATTTTCAAGGAGTAAGAACTGAGTTAATTAACTTCACTAGAACGTATTATCCCGATCTAGTTCAAAACTTTAATGACGCAGGTATTTTCTCTGTTATGTTAGATTTGAATGCGGCGGTCACAGATAACCTTAACTTTCAAATTGACAGAAGTATCCAAGAAACTGTATTACAGTTTGCACGACAAAAAAATTCAGTTTATAACATTGCAAGAACTTATGGTCTAAAAGTACCAGGTCAAAGACCATCGGTTGCTTTGATTGATTTCTCAATTACTGTACCTGCTTTTGGGGATAGAGAAGATTTAAGATATTGTGGTATCTTAAGAAGAGGATCTCAAGTTAACGGTGCGGGACAACCTTTCGAAACTGTTTACGATATTGATTTTGCGTCACCAATAAATGCTGAAGGATCACCAAATCGAGTTAAAATACCAAATTTTGACTCAAGTGGTAAACTTATTAACTATACTATTGTTAAAAGAGAAGTCGTTGTCAATGGTATTACAAAAGTATATAAGAGAGTGATTACCGCTAATGATGCAAGACCTTATTTAGAATTATTTTTACCTGAAAAAAATGTATTAGGTATTACAAGTGTGTTACTTAAATCTGGTACTCAATACTCAACAATTCCACAACCACAAGATTTTATTACAGTTGGTCCTGAAAGATGGTTTGAGGTTGATGCTTTGGTGCAAGATAGAGTTTTTATTGAAGACCCTACTAAAGTTTCGGATCAACCAGGTATTAAAGTTGGTAGATACATTACAACATCAAATAAATTCATTAGTGAATATACACCTGAAGGTTTCTGTAAAATGACTTTCGGTGGTGGTAATATTTCCGCTGAACAACAATTAAGAGAATTTGCTCGTGATGGTAAAGGTTTTGATTTGAGTAGATATACTAATAACTTTGCGATGGGGGCGGCTCTAACGCCAAACACAACTTTATTTGTTCAATATAGAATTGGTGGTGGGTTATCAAGTAACTTAGGTATAAATACAATTAATCAAATTGGTACTGTGTCATTTGCCGTTAATGGTCCATCAGATTCTGTTAACCGAAGTGTTATTAATAGTTTACAATGTAATAACGTAACCGCTGCTATTGGAGGTGCTAACTTACCTACTACTGATGATGTAAGAAATATGGTTGCATTTAACTTCGCAGCTCAAAACAGAGCGGTTACAGTAAATGACTACAATTCGATCATCAGAACAATGCCTTCTCAGTTTGGGGCACCAGCAAAAGTTGCAATCACAGAAGAAAACAATAAGATTAAAATCAAAATGTTATCTTATGATACGAGCGGTAGTTTAACCAATGTTGTTTCAAACACTTTAAAACAAAACGTTGCTAATTACCTGTCTAATTATCGTATGATAAATGACTACATATCAATAGAGGCTGCCGAAACTATTGATCTATCCGTTACTGTAGATGTGGTTTTAGATAATAGTCAAAATCAAGGTGCGGTTATTGCTAAAGTAATTCAGTTGGTTACAGAGTTCTTTAACCCATTAGTTAGAGAATTAGGTCAAAATGTTAATATATCAGAACTAAGAAGAATAATTCAGTCTGAAAATGGTATTGTAAGTGTTTCTGATGTTTTATTCTTTAATCAAGTTGGGGGACAATATTCTTCAGCTCAAACATCGATGCCGTATTCGGATCCGGTGACAAGACAAATACAACCAACAGCAGATACTTTGTTTGCAACTCCAACACAAACCTACCAAATTAGATACCCAAATAAGGATATTAATATAAGGGTATTGAACTTAAAATCAGTAAACTTCTCGTAGTAATTTATTTTTCTCAAAATAAGATTATTTTTTCTAAAATAGGAAATAAACTATTTATGAAAAAACGAAATCTTTAATGCCCAAATCATATAGAATAAGAACCGAAGTAGGTGTTGACAAATATATTAACGTCAATTTAGAACAAGATTGGGAATCTTTGGAAGTACTATCCTTAAAGATTCTCGCAAACGATTTATACTCAAGAATGTGTGCTGATTACGGTGTTGTAGTTGGTCGTGTTTTTGTTAATAATGGGTTTGGATTACCAAATGCGAAGGTTTCCGTTTTTATTCCTTTGGATGATGCGGATGAACTTGACCCTGTAATTTCAGAATTATATCCATATAGAACTATAACCGATACTAATGAAGAAGGTTATAGATATAATTTATTACCTAAATTACCATCATACAAAGGACACCAATCAACAGGTACTTTTCCTAATGTTGCTGATGTTTTAATGGATCAATCATACATTGAGGTTTACGACAAATATTATAGATTTACCGTAACAACAAATGATAGTGGTGATTTCATGATTTTTGGGGTTCCAGTAGGTAATCAAACAATTGTGATGGATGTTGATTTATCTGACATTGGTTGTTTTTCTTTATCACCACAAGATTTAATACAACAAGGATTAGCCACAGAAACTCAAGTTAATGGGTCTACGTTTAAAACGTCAACAAACTTGAGAGAGTTACCTCAAATTAAAAACTTAGTGTTTGATGTTGATGTCGCTCCGTTCTGGGGTGATCAAGAGTTATGTCAGGTTGGCATTACAAGAGTTGACTTTGATTTGACTAAACAAGCAAATATCAATATACAACCAACTTCAATATTCATGGGTTCGATCATTTCTACAACAAATGACGATTCTTTAAAAGTTAGTTGTAAACCAAAAAATAACACAGGTAATTTGTGTGAGTTGGTTGCCGGTCCTGGTGAAATAGAAGCAATAAGGCAAACTATTAATTCTGATGATCAAGGATT